GCTTGTATTGGTGTAGATAAAAGATATACAGGCAATAAGGAAAAATTAAAAATATGTTATACATCAACTCCTTATCGAGGATTAGATGTACTTTTAGAGGCGTGGGATATATTAAATCCTGAGGATTGTGAGCTTCATGTGTTTTCTAGTTGTCAGATTTATGGCCCTGATTTCGCGGAAACTGAAGATCCAAAATACACTGATTTATATAATAAATGCCTTAACACTAAAAATATAGTGTATAGAGGCTCTATACCAAATGAGGAATTACGTAAAGAGCTACCTACATTTGATATATTAGCGTATCCTAATACATTTGAGGAAACATCATGTATTGCTGTTATTGAGGCTTTATCTGCTGGATTAAGAGTAATAACATCAAATATAGGTGCATTACCAGAGACAACTGAGGGATGGGCTAGAATGTATCCATATCTAATGGATAAACAAAAACATGCTGAGATATTTGCAAAAATATTGGGTGAAGAAATTGGGAAACTCAAAAATGGGGAGTTAAATTCACATTTAGAGCAACAAAAACAAATCTATGCTCCACGATGGAGTTGGGATGCAAGAATAAACGAATGGACAAACTATTTAGATACATTGAGCCCAAAAGGCTAATAGATATTGGAGCACACGTTGGTAACTTTACCAAAGAGGTAAATTATAGCTTCCCACTATGTGAATTTATGATGGTGGAGGCAAACAAAAACTGTGAGCCGTATTTACGTTTACTTGGAAAACCATATGATATTGTTGCTTTATCAGATAAAGAAGGCACAGCAGAATTATATGTTGAAAAAATTAATCCTGTGGCAACAGGCGCCTCACTATATAAAGAAAATACAGAGTGGTACGGCGATGGTAAATTTGATATTCAAACGGTTCAAACAACTACATTAGATAATCGCAATTACTTTGATGGAGCCCCAATAGATCTAATTAAAATCGATGTACAAGGCGCAGAATTGGATATTTTAAATGGTGGTGCAAAAACAATTAAAAATACACAGTTTGTATTAATAGAAACATCGCTTGTTGAGTATAATCAAGGTGCACCAATGATTGGTGATATTATGGATAAAATGAAATCATATGGATTTGGAGTGGAAGATATTTTAGAATATCATAGCTTTTCACACCTTTATGGTGGAGCTATTTTCCAACTTGATGTTCTCTTCCAAAAACGCTGATATTTATTGCCGCAAAACATTAAAAAATAAAATAAAAATAAAACCATGATCTTCGGTAAAATTAGTCCAGTACTTAGCCTTGCAACACAGGACACATTATTCAACCCAGCACCAGAATTTATCACTGGTTCATACATGACTGCTGTAGCAAACCAATATCCATTGGGTGCTAATCAAGTAAATTTCCGTGTATCTTACGGTAATTGTACTTTTGAAAGTGGTAGCGTAGTAAAATTCGATGTTGTTCACTCTGATAATGTAGTACTTTCTGGTTCTACTATTACCACTTGGGGTGAAGATGATTCAGTAATTTTAGATGCTATTGCTGATCAACAAGGAACTACTATTACTCAAGTAGTATCTGGTAGCGCGGGTATGTTCGGATTCTAATCCAAGCATTTAATTAGTTTTGTAAAATTATGTTATGCCTAAGAAAATATTCTACAACAGCTCGTTACCACGAGCTGGATCGACACTGATTCAAAATATATTGGGTCAAAACCCAGACATCCATACAACCCCAACTTCGGGGTTGTTTGAGATGTTAACTACATGCCGTACCATGTTTTCAAATGGTATTGAGTGGAAAGCACAAGACTCCAAGGTAATGGAGCAAGGATTTAAAGGCTTCCTAAAAGATGGTATTTACGGCTTCTACAACAACATTACAGACAAACCTTACGTAGTAGACAAATCTAGAGGTTGGGGAATGGAGCGTGAATTTATTAACGCTTATGATGAAAACCCTAAGATCATCTGCATGATACGTGATGTTAGAGCTATTTATTCTTCATTAGAGAAAAAATATCGCAACAATCCACTTGTTGAAACCAACATCGCAAATTGGGGAGATTTAACAGGCACCACTACAGACAAACGTATGCTTGTGTGGTCTAATAATCCACCAATTGGCCCAGCAATGGATAGATTATACCAAGTACTAGTTGCTGGAACACATCAACATATTCTATTTATTAAGTTTGAGGAATTATGTTTAAATCCAGAGGCGCAAATGAAGCGTATTTATGAATATCTTGAGATTCCTTACTTTAAACATGACTTTGTAAATATTCCTCAAGTAACACATGAGGATGATAAGTGGTACGGTATATTTGGAGATCATATCATTAGAGGTGAATTAAAACCAGTAAAAGATGACTTTAGAGAGGTATTAGGACCTAATGCCTGTAGAATTCTAGAGGATAATTACCGTTGGTTCTTTAATGATTTCGGTTACAAAATCTAAGTTATGAATGTTGGATATAAAACAGAAACAGATTTATTAAAAGAAGAAAAATTAGCAGTTTTGGAAGACAAATCAAGCAACAGCACTAAATATGTCGTTTGGCATATTGAAGGTGGATTAGGAAAAAATGTAGCAGCTACTGCCCTCATTGCCTCAGTAAAAAAGAAGTATCCTGATCGCAAATTAATCCTTGTAGTATCATATCCTGAAGTATTTCTAAATCATCCTGATATTCACAGGGTGTATAGAGTAGGAATGACATCTTACTTCTATGATGACTTTATTAAGGATAAAGATACTATTGTATTCAAACACGAACCATACTTCCAATCAGATCATATTATGAAGAAAAAACACCTGATTGAAAACTGGTGTGATCTTCTCGGGATAAAATATGAAAAACAACCCCCAATTCTATATCCAAATCTTATTCAAAGAGATATAATGCATGCTTGGCGTCGTGAAAGACCAGTAATGATTCTTCACTCAAATGGAGGTCCATTACAACAAGATTCAGTTTATTCTTGGACACGAGATATGCCTTATGGTATTGTACAATCAATAGTAGATAAATACTCTAGTAAATATCATATTATTCAAGTAGGAAGACATGTAAACCACTCTATTCCTGGGGTTGAATTTGTAAATCAACCGATGACAAATCATGAGTTATTCTCAATGTTAGCTTTATCTGAAAAACGAGTATTGATTGATTCATCTTTACAACATGCTGCTGCAGCTATGAAGCTAAAATCAACTGTATTGTGGATTGGTACCTCTCCTAAGAATTTCGGATACGATATGCATGTAAATCTAGTTGCAAAACCTCCAAAAGGAAATACTAAAATGATTGATTCATATCTATTTGATTATTCATTTGAAGGTGTTGCTCATGAATGTCCTTACAATGATGTAAGTGAGATGTTTGATATAAACGATGTATATAAAGCAATTGATAAATCATGATTATAGTATTATTTGGACAACCCCATAGTGGAAAATCAACATTGGCTAATGCTATAAAGCAAGAAAGAAATGTTGAAATTATCGATGGAGATCAATTAAGAGATATATTTCAAAATAAAGACTATAGCAAAGAAGGCCGTATTAAAAATTTAAATAGAGCTAGTGATATTGCTCATTATCTAAATTCAACAACAGATAAAGATGTAATACTGGCTCTAGTATACCCATATAAAGAGGCAAGAGAATATTTAAATAGTTTGGATGGCAATGTAAAGTGGGTATATTTAACTTATGAGGTAGATAGAGGTAGAGAAAAATTCCATGTAGGTGATTTTGATTACCCAACAGAGAATGAAGCTCTATATCTAAATACAGAATGGTTAGAGATTGAAGATTGTAAAAACCAAATTTTAGAATATGTGGGAGAAAAAAATACACGTTAAATCATCACTACCTAGAAAAGAAGAACAGTGGTCCTTGTTTATTGGCCGTTGGCAACCACTTCATCTAGGACATAAAGAATTATTTCGCCAAGTAATTAATGAAGGTGGTAAAGTGTGTGTTGCTATCAGAGATGTAGAGGTAAATGATAAAAACCCATTTACTCCTCATCAAATTATGCTTAATATTGCTGAGGAAATGAAAACAGAAATTGAAGCAGGCAAATTAAAAGTTATTGTAATACCTGATATCTGTTCAGTTGAATTTGGACGTGGTGTAGGATATGATATTATTGAGCACATTCCACCACAAGAAATTCATGATATATCAGCTACTAAGATTCGTGAACAAATGAAGGCAGAGGGTAAACTATGAAATATCCAACCTGCTTTGTAGATATAGATGGTACTTTAGTTAAGTACAGAACGTTTGATACTCTACAAGCAACGGAACCTGAACCTATTCAAAGCGTTATTGATTTAGTAAATAAAGAATACGATAGAGGAGCACACATTGTGATTACAACTGCTCGTCCTCCTGAGCTTGAACTGTTTACAAAACAAGAACTTGATAAAATAGGAGTAAAATATCATCAAATTGTCTTTGGAATTGGCAGAGGAACTCGTTATCTTATAAACGATAGAGACCCCAAAGAACCACTTGTTGATAGGGCTGTAGCTATTAATTTAAATCGAAACATGGGAATATGATAGATGTAAAAGTTAGATGGAATACAATGTGCCAAGACAATCATTTGTTTTGGAGAATACTTGTTAATGGTGAGGAGCGTCTTTGTTCTAACGTTATATTTTTAATACCTTCACATACTACTCGTGATACTGTCTGGGACCCATCAAGAAACCAAGAAGTAGATAAACACCATATGAGTTGTACAGCAAACGAAGTAATTTGGAGAGGTGATGTAGTAATTGTAAGATAAAATGCACGTAGAGAAAAAACGACATATAGCCAAAACAATCAGCTATCGCATTATTAGCACTCTTATTGGATTTATAATTATGTGGACTGTATCAGGATCTATTAAAGTAGGAGCTGCGTTTGGTGTTGCGGAATTAGTGTATAAACCACTTCAATACTACATACATGAACGTATCTGGTATCGTTACATTAAATATGGTTTAAAAAAATAATGGTTTCTTAACCTTGTATATATTTATATCAAACATATAAAATTTAAACAACATGTTAACAATTATCCTCGTATTAGCTGTAGCTGCTACCGTTGTATTCTTCTTAATGAAGAAGGGTAAGATTGCTGATGCTAACAACAACAACATTCCTGATGCAGTTGAAAAAGTAGCTGCTGAAGTAAAGGAAGAAGTTAAAGAAACAGTAGCTAAAGTAAAGAAAACTACTGCTAAAAAGAAAACAACTAAGAAAAAAGATGCTTAAAATAGTTGAAATTGCTAAGGCATGGATAGCTGCAGCAAACCCAACTCCTGAGCAACAAGTTATAGCTGAATACCGTGCCTCAACGTGTGATAAATGCCCACATAGAAATTATGTAACAGCAATTAATACATTCGTTTGTGGAAAATGCGGATGCCCATTAAGTAAAAAAATATTCAGTCCTTTACCAGGCCAACAAGCATGTCCTGATAAACGCTGGGAAAAATAAAAAACAAAACATATGTCAGAAGAAGTAAAAGAAGTAAAAAAACTCACAGAAGAGGAATTACAATCTATTAAAGAATTACAACAACAGTACAACCAGTTTGTATTTGAACTTGGTTCAATCGAAGCTCAACTTCAAAACAATCTCGCTAACCGCGTGTTTATTGAAACCGAAAAAGCTAATGTTTTAGAAGACATTAAAAAGTTAGGTGAGCGCGAAAAAGAAGTAATTTCTGGTCTACAAGCAAAATACGGTGTTGGAAACATCGATGCTCAGACCGGTGAAATAACTCCGTTCTAATTTAATTAATTTCTGCGTTTTACGGGTTCTTGTAAATATTTATCGTTAGGCAATTCCTAATATAAATTAAACAATTACAAATAAAATGGCAGAAATTATTCTTTCTCCTGGTGTATTCCAGATCGAATCCGATCAGAGTTTATATACTCAAGCACCACCAGCCCTTGGTGCAGCTATTGTAGGTCCTACAGTAGGTGGTCGTCCATTCGTACCAACTTATGTTACCACATACACTCAATATTTAAATATATTTGGTGATATTTTCAAAAGTGGTAGCTATTATTACGAATACTTCACATCACAAGCTGCTCGTGAGTATTTTCAAAATGGTGGTCAATCATTATTAGTAACTCGTATCATTAGTGGATCTAATGGTATTAGTACTTATGCTACTTCTAATGTAGCATCTATTGCTACTTTAACTAATGGTACTGCTGCTACAGCTAGTTTAAACTTAACTAACGCTGCTACTGCTCAACATTCTGCTTCTATTAATGGAACTTATACATTAAGTTTATCTGGATCATCTGTACAAGATGTTTTCAATAATCTTACTGCTTCTGCTGCTTATAGTGCTATTTCAAGTAGTGTTGTTACTGCTTCATTTGCAACTCCAAATGTAATATTTACTGCTATTCCTAAAGGAACAGTAGGTAATAATTACTATGTTGTTTCAGGAAGTACTACAACTATATTCACTGGAGGTGCTGATGTAAATTCATTCCAACTTGAAGCATTATCTTGGGGTAATCAAATGAACAACGCTATTACTCCATCTGCTGTTGTTTCTGGATCTACTAATGGTGGTGTTTTACCAAGTGGTTCATCTCAAAATATTCGTTGGGAAGTAACTAGTGCAAACACAGGAAGTGCAGGTGGTACATTTACAATCGTAGTACGTCGTGGTGATGATAATATTTCTCAACAAAATATCTTAGAAACATGGGCTAACGTAAGTTTAGATCCTCAACAACCAAACTTTATATCTCGTGTAATTGGTGACTTAAAACCAGTATTCAATACTACAACTGGACAAGTAGAATTTACAGGTAGCTATGCTAACCAATCATTATATATTCGTGTTGCTTCAGTAACTACTCCAAACGTAGATTCAATTGACAACAATGGTAATTTCAAAACTGGCTCTTATGCAGCTACTTTACCTTTAGTAGGTAGTGGTTCAGCTGGTGGTGGATTTACAGGTGGTGTAGCTGATACTACTTTACCAAAATTAATGAATGAAAGTATTACTACAACTAATATCCAAGGTTTCACTCCAGACGATTACAATCGCGCTTTCACATTATTATCAAATAAAGACGAATATGCATTCAACGTATTATTAGCTCCAGGTGCTGGTTTAGATACAGCTGCCTCTGATAATATGATTGCATGTGTTGAAGGTCGTGGTGATGCAATTGCAATTGTAGATAATGGTGTTTACGGAACTACAATTACAGGTGCTACTACAAATGCCGCTGGTGCCTCTAGCAACTACGGTGCTACTTATTATCCTTGGGTTCAATTGTTTAGCTCTAACTTAGGTAAGACTGTATGGTGTCCTCCATCAACTGTAATCGGTGGTGTATTAGCATTCAACGACCAAGTAGGTGCTGAATGGTTTGCTCCAGCAGGTTTAAATCGTGGTGGTATCCCATCAGTAGTACGTGCTGAACGTCGCTTATCTCAATCAGATCGTGATACATTATATACAGGTAATGTTAACCCATTAGCTACATTCCCAGGAACTGGAGTATGTGTTTGGGGTCAGAAAACATTACAACGCAAACCAACAGCTCTTGATCGTGTAAACGTTCGTCG